GAGCCGTAATATGCAAGTAACCCACCGATGGTAGCGAGCCATAATCTGAAAGTAACCCACCAATGGTGAGCAAGCCACAAAAGTTAAGTAACCAAAATTGAGGTAGCGAAGGAGAGTACAACGTGACTGATGACATGGTAGCGCTAAAACTCATGGTACGCGGCGGCTACGATCTGCAAGCCGTGCGTATGAATATCGGCCTGCGGCTGTACGCAAACTTCAGCTCCAAGCTCACCGATCAGCCAGCTGCCCCGTTCAGCGAGGATGACGAGATGAGCGAGGAGGCCAAGAAGATCATGGTGCAGCTCAAGGAGTCGTACAAGCGGCTGACCGATGGCATCGCCCGCAACCGGACCTTACCTGACGAGAAGAACTTCAAGGGCGATGAACTGATCTCCAGCTTCGCCGAACTGACGCTGGTCGATCAGTACATCCGGATTGAGACGCAGGAGGCGCTGAGCTTCCGGCAACTGCACGCCATCCTAAACAAGATACCGATCTACACCGAGTGGCTGATGAACCAGAAGGGGGTCGGCCCGGCCATGGCTGGCGTGCTGATCACCTACTTCAACCCAAAGCAGGCCGCTCACGCCTCGGCGTTCTCGATGTATGCCGGTCTCGACGTTGCGGCCGATGGCGCGGGCCGGTCTCGCCGCAGGGAGCATCTGGTCGAACGCGAGTACGAGAAAAAAGACGGGACCATGGGCACCCGCATGAGCGTCACCTACAACCCGTTCCTGAAAACCAAGATGGTCGGCGTGCTGGGACCGTCGTTCATCAAGACCCGCTCGCCCTGGCGCGATCACTATGACCGCTACAAACATCGGCTGGAGACTGATCCGAACCGCAACCGCATCAACGTCAATGCCTGGAAGAAAATCTACGCCAAGATCAAGAAGGAGAAGGGCGACGAAGCATCGATAGCCGACATGCGGGAATACTGGCCGCCGGGCCGCATCCATGCCGCCAGCAACCGCTACATGGTCAAGATGTTCCTTTACGAGTTCTGGGCCAAGTGGCGCGAGCTTGAAGGTCTGCCGGTGACGCCGCCTTACCACGAAGGTGTCATGGGTCATGTCCATCATGGCAAGCCTGATCCCGACCAGCCAGAAGCGGCGAGCAATCCATAGCACACGAGCGCGCCAGCCGTGCGACCTTAGTAACCCAACAAACAAAAGCGTGCCACTGATACGGAGTAAACCAGGATATCGAAGCGCGCCAAAAACCTTAGTAAACCAACGACAAAAGCGAGTCGCGTCCATCAAGAAACCCACAACATCAGAGCGAGCCGTGAAGGTTAAGAAACCCAAACGATATCAGCGAGCCAAAGCATCCGAGTAACCCCCAACATCAGAGCGAGCCAGCCCACCGTAGAAAACCACATGGGATCAGCGAGCCGGTCACGTCCAGAAACCCAATGCACCTGAGCGTGTCGTGAAGCAATAGAAACCCAATGCTACGAAGCGAGCCATCAAGTACTAGCAATCCAAGTATTAACAGCGAGCCATGGCTTGCGAGCAATCCATAGTAAGCGAGCGTGCCAAGACGATAAAGAAACCCAGTGTCTCCATAGCGTGCCAACAAACGGCGGCGGGCTGATCCTAGACCACGTTAGACCGATGGGAGAGTGCGATGGCGCTGACGGGCGAGGCCAAGAAGGACTATCAGCGGGAGTACATGCGGCGCAGGCGAGCCGGGCTGACGGGGAAGCCGAAGCCCCCGAAACCAGCGTCAGAAGAAACCCAACAGGCTAAAGCGTTACCCACCAACGGAAAGAGAGTAACACAAATGAATGACCACAACCCGATCACCGGAGAGGTGACTGAGCTGCCGATAGCCAATCTGGCCAGCGCGCTTGCGAGCGTCATGGCTGAGATCGAGCCGATCAAGAAGCAGGGCTTCAATCCGCACTTCAAATATAACTTCACCAGGATGGAGGACTTGCTGGCCGAGGTGACGCCAAAGCTGGCCAAGCACGGGCTGCTGATCATTCAGTCCGAGGTCTCGCACCAGATCGTGGAGAGCATGCTGTACGCCACGTTCGAGTTCACCCTGATGCACCGCTCTGGTGAGGTCTGGTCGGAGAAGCCGCGCGCCACCGGCATGGCGCGGATCGCCAACGACAGGGGCACCCTCGACGACAAGGCGATGAACAAGTGCCACACCGCGGCCCGCAAGTATTTTATGCTGGCGCTGTTTCAAATCCCGTCCGAGGGCGTGGACGATGCCGATCATGGCGAGGCCGAGAACAAGCCGCAAGTCGATGAGCGGCAACGGCCAAGCCAGCCTGCCGCCCAGCGCGGCAGCATCAGCGAGCGGGCGATGGCGGCCCGGCAAGACCCGGTGCCGCCGGTCACCTTCCCGCCCGGCACCACGCCGCGCCGGATCGAGCCAGTGCGCGGCGAAACGCCGAATACGTGGGCCGACAAGTACTACAGAGCCGTGCTGTCATCGACCAACACAGAAGCTGTCCTGAAGTGGCGGGCTGCCAATGAGGACTTGCTCAGCCTGCTGAGCGAGAAATCTCCGGAGCTGTTCCACCGCACCGAGGAAGCGGCGATTGCCAAGCAGAGGGCATTCTCGGCACAGCCGGTCATCGACAGGGCGGCGGCGGCGAAGGCCGCGCGCAAGCCGACACCGCCGCTGCCAAGAGAAAACATTGTCGGCGACCATAATGCTGAGGACTTCCGCGCCCAGCTCGATGCCGAGTGGGCCACCATCGATACCGTGCATGCGCTCAATGAAAGCTGGCGCACTCGCGTCGAGCCGATCCAGAGCGAGCTGTTCCCGCCCGATCTCGCCGACCTCAGTGTTCTGTGGCAGGCGCACGCCACCAGGATCGAACAAGGAGCAACGTGACCGACATCCGTGGTTTACCATTCCGCAAGCGTGCCAACTCACTGGTACCGCTCAACGAGCAGGCCGACGAGTTCATGGCTGGCGTCAAGGACGGCGGCGACGTGCTGGTGACAGCGCGGCGAGCGCGGAACCTGCGGTTTCACAGGCTTCTCTTCGCCATGCTGCACAAGGTCGTGGACAACACCGACCGCTGGCCGGACGAGGAAATTCTGCTCGCGGACCTCAAAGAACAAACCGGATACGGACACTACCGCGCCAACGGTTTCAGCGGTGTCGTCACCTTCGCACCTGACAGCATCAGCTTCGCCAAGTGCGACGAGTACAAGTTCAAGCGGCTGTTCAACCGCTTTGCCTACGTGCTCGCCACCAAGGTGCTGAGCTGCGAGCCGCAGGAACTGATCGATGCTGTATTTTCTATGGTTGATGGAGATAGTCGTAATGCTTGGAAATATCAGAAAGAAGCGAAACGCCCCGTTAACGATTGAGCGAGGAGATCAACTGAGATGATGACGACGGAAGAAGCCATCGCAAGGATAATGGAGGTCTTCGGCACAACAGAGGATGAGGCTAAGCGCGACATGAAAAAGACCATCAGCCACGACCACACCATCACCACGTCCGACGCTCCGTTCGTGTTCAAATCGCTGCACGGCGTTTCCTGCTCGGTCTGCGCGCCGGACAGTATGAGCGAAGCTCAGGTTGTTGCCTTCGCCAACGCCGAACGGCCGAAAAGGCGCTGGCGCGCGGCGAACAAGAACACGTTCGGGCTCGGCTTGGCGACGCCCAACCCATGTAGTCAGGTCGCCGGACGGCTGCACTGGTTTCTAATCTTTGGGAAGAGCTGGGAACCCCAATGAGCCGGAAAGGAACGCCCCAATGAGACCGCCGTCATTCCCTCTCGCCGCCAAAGCACATCTGAGCAAGTACAGAGCCGCTGTTTACTATCGAGGCGGCGTATTTTTGGCCGACGTTGACGCCATGAGTGATGACGAGGCCGAACGCATCGGACTGCACTATTTCATGCTGTCCAACAGGGCAACGCGGACTGTTGAAAAAATCGAAGTCGCCAACCTGGATATGAAACATGATGAACGCTGACCAGATTAAGTCCATTCGACGACAGATTGGGACCACCGTACTTTCGATCCAAGAAGCACATCAGCACTTGAGACCGGAAGAAGTAATTCCGCAAATAATTGGCGCGCTGCTGTCGCTTGCTGGTTTTCTGTCCAAGACCAATGCGGAAATGTCAGAGATCGATTTCCTATCGGTTTGCGCCCTGGTTGCGAATGAGGAGTGGAAATATGACAAATCCCAGCAGAAGGATAACTAAGCATGGCGCGATCAACCGAGGAATGGCGCGGTGCTACTGATGACGCCGCAGTGCCGCCGCGCGTGCGGCTGCGCGTGTTTATGCGCGACAAGGGCGTGTGCCAGTGCGGCTGCGAGCGGCCGATCCGTCCAGGAGAACCCTGGCAGACGGATCACAAGGTGGCGCTGATCAACGGCGGGGCAAATCGGGAAACGAATTTGCACTCGATGCTGGCGGATCACCACAAGGAAAAAACCAGGACCGACGTGGCGCAGAAGGCCAAGGCCGCGCGCGTGCAGCTCAAGACCTATGGCGTCAAGGGCAAGTCACGACCGATGGCTGGAAGTAAGGCAAGCGGTTGGAAGAAAACATTTGGCCGAGGATGGGTGAAGCGATGAAACCCAACGAAAGGAGATGAACGATGAAGCATCAACTGCCAATGAATAAGGCCCACATCGAGTGGTCGCTCAAGCTGTTCAACACGCTGAAGGACGGCGGCGCTTGGGGTATCCCGAAATGCGGGCTGTTCTTTCAGCGTCGTGGCAACACCATGGTGCTGACCGGACAGATGCCGCACGACCCGGCGATGCCGGTTTCGGCCGAACAACTGCTGTACGAGCAGGAGGTGATGTACGAGGACTGCAAGCGGCACTTCGAAGCTGCGGGCATTCCTGTCGTGTTCGAGGTCACGCTGAAGCGGCCGTCTGATGACAACGGTTAGATTTCCGGGGGCACATCTCGGCAGGCGGCAGCGTGAAGCCAACACCATCGATAGAGAACTGATCGCGCGCTGCATGCGGCTGTGGGATCAGGGCATGGACACCTACGCCATCCACACCGCGATCATGGAGCCGGAAAGCGTAGTTGACCGCGCGATCTCGCGCGGGCTGGAACTGAGAAGAGGAGGCGATGACGTGTCACCACGAAACTGGATCGTAATCCAAAGCGGCATCTTGAACACAGTGTCACAAGGCGGGTTCGAGTTCTTCGGCCCGTATACCGAGGTGGAGGCCGTACGGCTCCAGGCCACTCTGGCCGAAACCTGTACCGGCACGGTGACAGCCGTGCAGCTCCTCTATCACCCGCTGGCCAAGGAGAAGAAGTAAATGAAACTCGCCATCGTCGTATTGATACTGCTGCTGTTCATCCCGACCTCGGCCGCGGCTATCGAATGCCGCTCAGAGAAGGGCGATACCAGCTCTTGGTGGTCGTGGAGAATTGTCGATAGTCGAAAGTGCTGGTACGTGGGCCGCCGCCATATCGGCAAGAGCCGCCTGCATTGGGGCAACGATGCCCCGGTCAGGAATATCCAGGACTTGCCGGAACGGCGCGCAGCTCCAGCGGTGCCGCCCAGGGCCGAGCCGCTGCCCGATCCGGCGCGCGATCTGGATACCGCTCTGCGCTCCCGTGCCGACCAACTGCGCACAGCCCCGGCGCGGGTCATTCAGGGCGTACTGCCGGGGCAGGAACCGGACCCGGTGCCGGTGCCAGTCCCTACGCCCAGGCCACTTCCTCCGCCACCGACGTTGCCCCAGGAGGCGAAATCCCTCGACGCCGGGACTAGCATAGCCGTGACCGCCCTGGTCGCGGTGCTGGCCTTCCTGATCAGCGCCAGCGTCGGGAAACGGGAGCCGGTCGATCCGAACATGATGAAGGAGCCAGAACCCGGCCGGATGCCGGACCTCGTACTGGTCCGGTTCCCGCAGCTCCCGTCAGAATGGTGATCGGCGATCATGACGCGCCGCTATCGCGGTGCCGGGAAGATCACTTGCACTACGTCGTCGGTCGAGAGCCCCAAGTCCTGCATCAGGCTCGGGCTCAGATCGGCGACCCGCCCGGTGTCCTCGTGTGGCCCCCAGTCCGCCGGGATTGCCGTCAGCTCAATACCGGTCATAGGTGAGCGTACCAGAGCAACATGATCGAGCATTTCCGACTTCGGGATATCGTCGTAATCCCAGCGGCATGCGATGTAATGCACATAGGGATTGAGCCGCCGCGCCAGACCGCTGGTACCTTCCGGCTGGTACGGCAGGAACAGGTGCGGCGCTTGATCCATATCGCTGATGAAGGCGAGCCCCTCGCTCGGCGATACGCCAGTGTCCTCCGGACCGCCGAAGCTGGAGCACTTGCCACTGACGTTCAGGGAGGGCGGCTGCTCCGGCCGGTCGGGCCGCTCCGGTCGCCCAGGAAGCTCGTCGGTCCCATCGCCTTCGCCGCCCAGCACGTCAGCGATGGCGTCACAGATTGCGCTGAACTCTCTATCGTAAAGATTGCAGTCGGCCTCGCTGTCGACGAAACATACCTCGATCAGGATCGCGGGCATTTCGGTGTTGTTGAGGAAGAACAGGTCGGTGCGCTTCTTGCCGCCACGGTTGATGAAGCCGCACGATGCGATGGCGGCCGACACTTGGCTCGCCAGCGAACTCTGCGTCACGTACAGCACCTCGGTGCCCATCGGCTTTTCGCACGGCTCGTAGGCATTGAAGTGAACCGACACGTCGAGGTCGCGCGACTGCGCGTTGTGGTAGTCCACGATCCGGTTGAGGTTTTCGTTCTGCGAGTGGCTGGTGTCGTCGTGAAACACTTTTACGTCCACGCCGCGATCACGAAACTGGTTGGCTAGCTCATCGACCACGCGGCGGGCCTCGTCCACCTCATCGATGATGCCACTGGCACCGCGCACGTATTTGCCGTGGCCGCTCGACAGCACGATGCTGCTGTAGCTCATGGTGGCGCTCCGTTGTTCAGAAAAGGACGGGCTCCTGCACCCGCCAGTCGGGAGGAAACCTCAGCAATCGCCTTCGTCGCCTTCGTCCCCTTCGCCGTCATCGTCTGGCTCTGGCGGCTCCTGGATCGGGCGCGGCGGCGGGTCTGGCGGGTCGTTCGGTGGGATCGGCATCGGCCTGTCCTTTCGGTTGCGGGAATATGCGCCGCCGGATTTCAGCCATGGCTGCCAGCATCCTGCGGCGGCGCTCTTCACATTTATGGCAGCCAAGCAACGTCATCTGTTATCCCTCAGCAGTGGCGTCAGCGGCGGCAGTGGTTGCCCAGGCTGCACGCCGACGCACCGTTCGATCATTGCGAGAAAACGGATGTGGACGTTCTTGTCACGCACGATTGACAGGTACAGCACGCTGCCCAGGATGAAGAACTGGAGCAACACCAACGCCAACAGCACCGGCACACTGTTGAGCGCCGTGATCGCCTGCTGCGTGACCTTGCTGGTCTCCTCGACGATGGACATTTAGGCTGTCCCCTCTAATGCTTCGATGCGCGCCGTGAGCGTTTTTACCGCGTTCACCAGCGCGAAGATCAGCGGCGTCGTGTCGAGTTCACGTATGTCAGTCACGGCTACGCCGTCGATGTAGCCGCTGCGCTGCGTCACCATTTCCGGCATCACCGTTTCGGCTTCCTGCGCGATGAGCCCGATGAACTCTTTGTTGTTGATGGCGGCTTGGTAGTGCCCGGAGTTTTTGTAGGGCACGACCGGCACTGATTTGTCTTCTTTGGCTGGTTGAGTGGGGTCAACCGGCGTCGGATCGCCAGATGAATTGGAGGGCGGCTCGGGAGTGTCGTTGCCTTTGTAGGCGTACCGGCGCGGCGATAGTTTCAGGATTTCAGCAAGCCCGTGAGTGTAGTCCCCTGCCACCGTCTTAATGCGGGCGTCGGATGTATCTGCCCAAGCGCCGCCACCGGGCTTATAGCCATTCTGGTCTGTCCACAAATACCCGGCAGCGCGGACGTAGCCGTAGCCTTGGACGTTTCCCCAAAATTGCGCATAGGCGTCGCCCCTGATGCTGAAATAGGTGGTGCCGCCTGCTGCGTTAATGACTTGAAAAGAAGTGTCGCCGCTTCCGGTACCAGCCTGGACCATTAGACCATAGGTGGGGGCGGTGAACCACGATGCCCAGTCGCCCGCGTTATTGCCGCGATGCCAAACCTTGCCGGTGATGTCCGCGCCACTGCTGGTAACTAGGATGCCACCATCGACGATAAGCTGACCGTTTGCGCGGGTCGTGCCGTCGCCCCTAACATAAAACAAATTCGATAGATCATAGTTGCGCACTATGAATGGAAAGTCGCTGGCGTTGGTCCCGGCATCAACCAGTAGTCCGTATGATTGTCCGGTTGTGGCTGCGCCATTGATATGGACTGGCCATTGTCCCACTGTGCCGGATATGGTTGTGCCATTGTAGGCAGTTATTTGTAGCCGGTCGCCCATAATCTCAAGCGGCACGTAACCGTTGCTCGCGTCATTGATAGCCTGAATGGCAATACCGGAACCTAAACTCTGAGGCTGCCCGACGTGAAATTTCTGATTGGTGCCGACGCGGGTTTGAACGCCGCCACCTGGGTAATTAATCAAATAAACATTTGCGTCCCACCCCAATTTTCCGGATATAGTGATGCTTCCATCAACCCGATTGATTGTCAGCGGTGTACCAATGCTGGTGCCGGTATCGCCAAATCGCCAGATCGAGAAATTGGACCCGTTATTGCTGCCGCTCTCGACGGCGGTGTCGCCAAGGTTTAGTTGCCAACGCGGGCTGGCATTGGTGTAGCCAATCAATGCAGATGCCGCCGTGCCAGCGCCCGTCCCCTTTGTTATTTGTACTATTGGGTTGGTGTAGTTGATATTCAACTGGCCCGTCATCGTGTCGCCTGCCTTGGCGACCGCCGGTGTCCAGGCCAAGTCCTTCCGGCCATAGACAACGTGATCCGTGGGCGCTTCCGGTACTCCGTACCCGGTGCTGGTGACCCACTTCTCTCCGTCCCACATCCATTTGCCGAAGACTTGGTTGAGTGCCGGTGAGCTTGGAAAGTCATACATGGCCTAATTCCTCGATCACGCCGGTAACACCTGAACCCATTGTAAACTGGTGCCGTCGCTGTACCAGACAAACAATCGGCCGCTGTCGCTCTCCCACCACATTTGCCCAACGGTCGGAGATGCCGGGGCCGTGTCGGCAATCGTGGTCATGCCGGGTAAACCTTGCGGACCTTGTGGACCGGTCGGTCCCTGAATGCCCTGCGGACCCGTTGCGCCGGTCGGCCCTGGTATTGTGCTGTCCGCGCCAGTGGCACCGGTCGGACCCTGCGGACCCGTTGCGCCAACGTCGCCCTTCGGTCCAGTCGGACCCTGCGGACCAGTTAGACCTTGCGGCCCGGTAGGGCCGGGTGGCCCCACTGGTCCGGCGTTGCCCGGTAGACCTTGAATACCTTGGTCGCCCTTCGGCCCCGTCGCACCGAAATCACCCTTTGGTCCCTGTGGTCCAGTCGGACCCGCCGGTCCCTGCGGACCCGTTGCACCGATTGGACCCTCCGGTCCCGCTGGCCCTGCCGGTCCACCGCTAGGACCAGCAGGCCCTTGCGGGCCAGCCGGGCCATCCGCACCATCCGCGCCCCTGGGGCCGGGCATCGAGGCGGTGACCCATTGCTTGCTTGACCCGTCGTCGTACCAAATGAACAACTGGCCGCTGTCGCTTTCCCACCAAAGCTGACCGTCGAGCGTAGCCGCTGGCGGGGTATCGGCAATCAGGGTTGCTTGTGCTCCGGGTGCGCCGGTATCGCCTTTGTTGCCCTGATCGCCCTTCGCACCCTGCGGCCCTGTCGGACCTGTCGGACCAAGCTCACCTTGTGGCCCTTGTGGCCCAGGCGGCCCCGCCTCCAATGTTTGGATAATTTCTATTTCGTGATCGAGCTGAACAATGGTCGGCGGCACATCTGCGGCCAGCACCACGACCGCAGCATCGTCGCCGTTAATGACCGAGACGCGGGCATCTTCCCCGGCAATCGTCGCCACACTGGTATCGGTAGCGACATCGGTGCCAATATCAGATGGGCTGATCGCCACTTCTGCATCGCTGTTGTCAACGATGACTTCCAGCGTCACCGGGTTGCCCCTGCATTATTGGTCAAGGTGCCGGACCAAACGCGGAGCTTGAAATTGTCATGGGTTGCAATGTTGGAATGATCGAAGTCCCCCAGCCCAAGCTGCACCAGCGCATCCTGCTTGATCATCACCGTGAACTGACCGTTGACTGGATCGGTGATGACGATCTCGCCGGTGTCGGTGGCTAACCGCATCACCGCCACCTCGTCCTTGGCCTTCCTCCGCAACATCATCTCCAAGGACATGCCGGTCATGTCGATTGGCACACCGTCAATGGTTTGCCAAAGGAACGTGCGGTAAAAGTCCGCGTCGTTGTAAGTGGTGATGGTGACGATGGCCATGCGTGGCTACTCCTCGTCGGCCATCAGCCCGGTGACCGTATTGCTGATCGCCGCGAACGCCGTGTCGATCTGATCCAGGGTGGTGATGGTGCCGCCGTCGATGCCTGCCACCAACTGAGCTTCGCAGGTGAAGCAAGCCTGCACAAAGTTCGCGATGGCATTGGCTGCGGTCGTGAGTTGTTGTGGGCTCAATTGAATGAAGGTGCCGTCGCTCATCTTCCAGTCGGTCGTATGCGGCGTGACTTTGGCATACTCGTTGGCGTTAGCCAGCGTGTTACGGGAAGTCGGGTCGGTCAGGAACGGTGCAGAAGTGCTGATGCCGGTGATGGTGAGCCCGCCGCTGGCCTTGCGGTAGCGTGCGTCAGCCGCATAGGTGCGAGGACTGCCGCGCGGGAATTGCTGGGCAAACACTTCATATAATTCAGCCATTGAGCCGATGTATGACGCCACATGCTGATCGTCACCAACCCAAGCAACGTAGTCGGCATCGGTCGATGGCACCCATCCAGCCAGTCTGCTCGACCAGACCTTAGTGTCATCGCCAGCGACAACCCAATACCAATTCCAAAGATTGATCATCTGCTTTCCATTCTATCAAACATATTG